GTCCTTCAGGCTGTTGATCTTGCTCTTGCTGTGCGACATCAGAACCTTCTTCCTTCATCTCATCCATCATCTGTTTGATATCATCATCTGTCTGCTTGAGGATGTTCTTTCTCACCCAGAGATCAGAAAAGAACCTGCCGATGTATGGTTCCGCCTGTTGCAAAAGCTGTATCCTATTCTGGAGGACTTCTGCTTCTTTGAATTCTTCGAAGTGATTATCGATTGTGAAGTCGAACGACATGGCATTTTGGATCTCGGGCCAGTCTGCTTCTGATACGATGCCTTTGAGGATCAGTTGTTTTTCTAATGCCTTAGCGAATAGCTGTGAGAAGCGCTTGCGTAATCTTCCCACAAACTTTGTGAACTTGACTTCGTCCCTGGAGATTTCTGCACTACGACCCAGGTTGAATCCTGCTGAAGATGGCTCCAATCTTGAGATAGGAACGTTCAGGGCCTGATACAACTTGCGCTGGAAGTAAGTCACATCAGAAAGCTCACCCAGGTTCTGACCTGCAGGAAGGGTCGTGATCTCTGTGCCACGGTTGCCTTCTCTCCTCGGCAACCAGTAATCTTCCAGCATGGTCATGTACTTACGGTCGTCACGTACCTCACCCGTGGACGCATCATACACCAGACGATTCTTGTGCTTGACCATCATGTCACGCAGATACTGTTCTGCCTTGACCTTGGGGAGATTGCCCACATCGATATAGAATATACGGCGCTCGGGAGCGCGGGAGATACGATAGATGACAGTGGCATCTTCTAGCGTTCTCAACTGATTGAGAGGTTTGATCGCTTTCTGGATGTATGAATAGACTAGCGCATTGTTCTTGTCCATGAGGCCTGACGTGACATGAAGGACAGCATCGATTGCTATCCTGATGCCTGCAGTGGAACTTGTATCCATGGGCAGGCCGGCATTGCCGCCTGCAGGGAGGAAGCTCCTGTCATTATACACATAATACTCTCTCTGAGTACTTGTGACAGTGATCCCGCTTTTTGATTTCCTCTTGATCTCACGGATCTTACGGATCTTTCTGGGATCGACGTAACGCAGTTCTTTGATGCCCAATCTAGGGTTCTCTTCATCGATAATCACATGATAATACATCCTGCCATCGACATACCATCTCTTGAATAATTCATAGGATTCAAAATTAAAATTGAACAGAGTTAATATATTAGTGAATTCTTCGCGGATCTTGTCTTTTACGGGATCCGAATAGTTGACTTTATCGAGATTGATCTCTACGATGTTATCAGCATCGGTATCGATAGCTTCATTGACGATATCATCAATCGCCATCTCTAGTTCAGGTTGTAGGGAGATTTCTCTGTATTTTGAGACTAGCTCTGCCTCTGTCCTTGCTGTGCCGTCAAGGTCGATATAGGTGCCATATGCACCACCCGCAGCAACGACCATGGCGCCATCATCTTTTACCTCTGGGGCAAAAGATTCGACAGATTCTTCATTTTTTCGGGTGATACTAAATCCAAATAACTGCATAATAATGTTTTTCCTTAAGAAAGAGAGCCGCTACATGTTATATTTATAACGGCTCTCAATACTTAATTTTTACGAACCACCGGCATTTCCAGTAGTACCATTCAAGACTTCAAATGTATCATACTGGAATTGTACTTGGAATTCTTCGATCACGTCTGTGTCTGCCCAAGCAAGATCAATCGGAGCGATCACTTGTGGGAAGATCCCGTTGAACTGATATGTTCTTAGGATCTCTCCAGCCTTGCCGAACTGAGTGACTGTTGCTTGTGACTTATAAAGACCTGGTGCGCCAGATCCAAGAGCAGTTGTATTTGTCTGATAAAGATTGATATAGTTATTCCAATTTTCCATGGAATTTCTTACTAAAAAGTCTTCATCATTGATGATAGTTACTGTCCATGGAGCAAACACACGATCACCTGCCATCTTGAGTTTTCTTCCAAAGTAAGGTACTTCAATCAATCCCAATTCAGAACTCGGTAGTTGAGCTGTCTTACACAGAAATGGTAACTTAAAATCAGCCACCGGATTGATGGGATTGCTGATGATTACTTGGAATAAAGAAGGCCTAGCACCACCGAAGGTAAGCTGAGCTCTGATATCGTTAATATTGAAAGCCATTGTTCTAACCCTCCCCCTTAAAATCTACCAACAATTTCTTCGAATTCTACGCCAGTGCGCACAGCCACGAAGTTCAGCTGGATAAAGTTAATAGAACGAGCAGGCTTGATGTAGATATCACCTCTGAACTCATTACGATCAATCACTTCTGGAGTATTGTTTGTGTCATCACATACAACTCTGAAGTCAAAGATACCTCTGCGACCCTGTACATCTCTTAAGAAAGGTTCGACTAGGTTACGGAATGAAGCTCTTGTAAATTCATCATTGAACTCGAACAATGTGAACTTAGAAGCAGTGGCAATCGCCTTCTCAAGGACAATGAACAATCTGCGAACATTGATCCTGTCGAATGCCGATGGTTTGGCAAGCAGAGTCTTATCTCCGTACAATACGACACCCTGACCTGGGAAGTTAACTACTGGGTTGATCCCGTTCTTATAAAGCTGGTCACGATCTGCTTTGTCTGGATTGAATGCCAATTTAACTACATTCTTGATCTGGCCTCTGTTAAATCCTGCTGGTGAGAACCAAGGATCACGAGTAGTATCTGTTCTCACACACAGACCAGCAGTATCGCCATTCAACGGTACATAACGATATACGTCATTATACTTGTCGTATTGATACTTATAACCAGAATCAAGGACAGCATATGATGTTGATCTCAGAAGGTTTCTAAAATCAATTACGTTCTGAAGCTCACGGCCTGGTACATTGACAGTATCTGCCTGATCAGGAGAGATGAAAGCCACGCAATCTCTTCTGTATTCACAGATGTTATCGATGATATAGTTTGCCAGTTGCTCGCCGTTTCCGCCTCTTCCTTTACCGCCAAGTATCAATGAAATATCAATATCTTCTGCGGATTTAAACTTATCATATGCCAATGCTAGGTTGGCAACTGAGATATCAGTCTCACTTGAACCGGCACCGCCACTTACAAAAGAGAGCGTCTTGTTTGTGGTGATTGTTGGAGCAGCAAAAGAATCGCTAGTGGCACCTGAACCGCCGATGTAATCTGTGGTTGACCATACATATTCTGAGCTTTGATTTAGAACATCACGATAGTATATCGATCCGCCTTGCTCACCCTTAGCATCCGTTGCTCTAGAAAGGTTGGGCCAAACTTCAAGGATCTGACCTGGAATGCCGCTGATTGCACCATCTTCGTCTGCAACAACGATATGAACTTCATCTCTGATTGATGTATTAGATGTTCTATTTGCAACAAAATTTGATACGCCAGGGGCTTTATCTACAGAATTGAAATATTCCCAATTTCTAACAACTAATCCTACGCCGTCAGCATCATTAATAGCGCTGGTTATGCTGATATCTGATCTCTGCCCATATGTTCCATCAAATGTCACATCAAAGAATGTGTTGCTGCTAGTGCTTGTGGCATTTGTAGTAGCTGCATTAGTAGTAGCACCGATGCTAGCAATCTTGAGATATTGAGTTCCAGTAACAGAATTTCCTACTAAAAGAACATCTCCTATGGATAGTCTTTCTTTAAAATCAATAGCCAAAGCACCGGCAGAGTGGACAACATTTTCCGCTAAAGTTCCTACAACTCCAAAAGAAAGGTTTGCTACACTTGAACCTACAGACAGCGTGAACTGGCCAGTTCCGTTTGCAGCCAAAGCAGTGATCGCAGTGACTGTTCCATTATATCCATACAGGATTTGTGAAAACGCATTTGAGGTAGGGCATACTGAAATCTTAAGTGAATTACCCAAGGCGCCGGGATATTTTGCTGCAAATGCAGTATTTGCTAATCCTGCCAGGGTATTATATTGAGATTCAAAATCTGATAGATTTTTAATCTTGACGTTATCTACTGTTCCGGTATTTGCTACTGCTGAATTGCTGCCCGCATCTGCTCTAGAAATATAAAGCTGATTACCATATGCTAGAAAGTTAGCAGCAGTAAGGAATGTTTCGAAATTATTTGCTGTTGGCTTGCCGTACTGATTAACTAATTCATCCTCAGAAGAGATAAGAACCCTTTCTTCTACAGGACCCCAACTAAAAACTCCTGCAAAAGCACCTTCTGTAGAAGATACTGCAGGAACAATAGTTGTTAAGTCAATTTCTGATACGTTAACACCAGGACTTATTTGAAATGCCATTTGTTTCTCCTTTTATAATATAAACAATCAATATCTTGTATGTTTATTTATAAAATTTCAATTTAGAAGAAATTTCTCAAATTCACTGTCAGAGAGGATCCGTTCTCCTGTCTCTTCCCGTCCGTCATCTATGATCCCAAACGGTGTAAAATCATCTTCTACTTCTTCCACGATGCGTTTTCTTATGTCTGTATTTGACACATCTTTGAAGTAATTCTGGTTGACCATCCAGGCAAATAATACCAGACACATCACAAGATCGTCATGATAGCCGTCTTCTGCATTATATGATGTTCCGTCCACGACATAAGTAGACAGCTCATTGATCACATCATAATCATTCAATAATATCTTGTCACTTTCGATGATGGACTTGATTC